TGTTTAGGTATTTTATTTACTAACTTATATAGTGGTGTTTGGTTTTTTATTCTTTGTATTTCTTCTTCTAATTCTTTACATTTTAACTCTAAATAGTTTTCTCTATTTATTCCCTCCATATTCATACTTGTTTTAAGTACAATCATTTCTTCTATTTCTTGTATCTTTTTATTGGTTGATTTATAAATTTCATAGTTTTTTAATGAGTGTATAATAGTTGCGTGATTTATAGACCTACCTGAATCTACAAAGTATCTTACTATTTCAGACCAACCCATATTTAATTTCTTTTTTAATATGTAAAAGAATAATGATCTCATTTCTACTATTTCTCTTTTTCTTGATACTTTAAATATATCAATACCTGAAAGCTGTATTACTTTTTCTGCTATTTCATTTTGAACTGACCAATCGTCTTTTATGATTTCAATTCCCCAATCGTTGTTTTTATTCATTTCTTAATTTTAAAAGGTTATAACATTCTGTATATTTCTGTCTTGCCTTGCCTTTGTATTGTTCTTTAAATAATTCGTATAGTTTCTTTGTGTATTGATATTTAGTTTTGCAATCTTTAAAATATTTTTCTGAAAACTTTTTACCTTTACCTTTAAAGTAGTTTACATTGTCTGCTGTATCTCCTACTATCATTTGTTCATAGAAGTTATACAATGCTTGTTCTTTAGTTATGTCTAATACTACTTGGTGTTTGTAGTGATAGTTGTACATTAAGCAAGGGAATTGTTTATAGTCCTTGTCTATGCTTACAATCATTACATTATCTCTACCAAGTTCATTTGTTAGTGTTTGCCAGTATTTAGCTACAAGATCATCTGTTTCTAATCCATACACAAATTTACTATCGTATGTATCTTTGACGTATTGGTGCATATCGTGTAGTAATGGGGGTAATTCTTGTTTCTTTCTGTTAGCTTTATATACTGGTGTTAGTATTTTTCTAAAGTTTCCTTTGCTTCCATTAAAGGTTATTACTTTGTCTATTTCGTATTGTTCTTCAAGGTCGTTTACAATCTTCATAAACTGTTCGTCAAACTTTGCAATAGAATCTTCTAATTCTCTATAGTATGGATCATCATTTTCTTCATCTCTTGTTCTATAACAACTAGCAAAGATTAAGCTGTCTGCATCTATGAGTAATACCATTCTATAAAACTAATCAAAAATGGTTTATAAACAAAATATTTAATAAGCTAATTTAAGTTAATTCGTGTGGCTTGGTTTTCTTTAAGTAAGTAAACAGGCTTTAGTAATCTTTTTTTTGTCCATAGTGTAGTATCAGGACAATACATATCTTTTTCTTTAGGTAGTTTTATTTCGTTTAACCAATATAAATAATTCCCTTTAGGATCGTTTACAAAATATAATTTTACAATGTCTTTATCCATTTTCATTAATTCATCATATTTATATTTTTCTAACATTTTTTCTTCATAATATTTATTTCTAAATTTCATTTCCATAACACAACGATTTCCCTTTCTTGTAAGCCCACAAGCATCATAATGTTTAAAACCATCACCAGTCCATTTGAGTTTCCAACCATCTAGGTTTAGAAATACAATAACAGCTTGTTCTAGTTTTTTTATATTATCAATTCCCATTATCCCAAATCACATTAAGTTCTTTTATCCATTTGTTTATTAGTTTGGGATTACAAGTACAAGGTTCGTGGTATTTGTGATTGTAATAGGTTGAGTGGAACTGACAAACCATTTTAAATTCTTCACGACTAATGGTTGATTTTTTTGAAAGCCTAAATTTTTCCCAGTCTTTGAAATCATAATTATTAAATTTTACCATCTTGTTATTTTTATTTCATTCCAGTCCTTTCTTCTTTTATCACAATTACATTTAGTTCCACGTATTTTATGGTATTTATCTACGATCCATTTAATGCCTGTATATTTTGTTATGTAGAATACTAAATCTCCTAATTTCATAATAATTCTTTTATATTGTTCAAGTTATTATTTTTAATAAAATAGCCATCAGTCTTTAATGAAAATGTTGTTCCGTTATTTCTTTTTCTTACAGTACCTTTTTTTATAAATTTTGATCTTTGTAATAATTCATCTTTTGTAACCCAACCACATATTTCTAAAACATTATTTTTTTTGTTTAATGAATTAAATATATATATCTCACAATCAAATTTATCTTGAAATGCTATTAAGTGATGTACATATTCATCTTTCATAAATACATTTCTACCCATTGTTTTTACATCAACTTTTTTATTATTATACAAAAAATCAAATCCTCCATCGAATCCATTAATAAATTTATGTTCTATGTTGAATATTTGTTTAGTTAAAATTTCACCAACTAATCCCACTAATTGATTTTCTTTATTTCCATTAGCAGAATGTCTATTGCCCATATTATTATTTTGCAAATAATCCCAGCATTTTAATTTAAGTTCTTTAGGAACATTTAATGTCATAATAATTTTTTTAGTTTCTCTTTTACCTTTTTGTAAGTGTTGTAAAGTGAATAGTAAGGTATTCCAGACTTTCTCGAAAACTTTGCTATTGATTCCCCTCCTTCAATTATTTCATATACTTTTTTATCATACCAGTACATATTGTTTAATTCGTTTTGTATATCATTATATACTTGTTCATAGTTTTGACAATCCTGATTAGATAAATAATCCCTAACGTTTTCTATTTGTATTATATTTACTTTACTTTCTTTGCGTTTTAAATCTAAAAATAATGTTTTAAGTGTTTTAAATATATAATAGTAGTTGTAATCATTTTTACCAAAATCAATATCTAAACCATTCTTTATTTTTTTGTCTATCTTAATATACATTTCTTGTGTAATATCTTCTGCTGTTTCTTTGTTACATCCAAAGCTACAAACAATGTCAACCCATATAATATGTTTTTTAAATATATCCGATAAGTTGTTAATCATATTTTAGTTTTTTAGTGGATCATATAAATCACCCACTATTTCAGGTAGTCCTATTTCGTTTACCTTAAAACTAAATGTTTCAAATGAATAACCCCTACTGCGTTTGCACTTTACGGTAATCCATTCTTTGTTAACTGTATTTGCTTCTAGTTGTATTTGTGTTTCTGCTTTTTTTTCCAAGAAAGAACCAAGATGTCCTGTCGGTTTATCAGTACCAAAGTTAGAATGAATCACACACATAATATGTATTTTGTGATTAGCAGACCATTCCATAAGTTGTTGAATACACGCATTAGATTCTTCTAAATTATTTACATCACTAACTAAATCAGCAATGCCATCTATTATTAAAAGTCCTGCGTTTTCTACTTTGTGGTTAAGACAATAATCAATAAACTTTATTCTTGTTTTATATCCTATTGTCCTTAAACCAAATGTATGATAATTTTTTGTAAAATCAAAGGTGTTCATATCAAGCACCTTTTTAAATACTTTTTGGCAATGCCATTTGCCCATTTCAGTATCTATATGAATTAAGTCTTTATTTTCTCTATGTCCTTTTAAACCACCCCCAAAACGATTGCTTGTTCCTAAATAAACAGAAGCTAAAAGAGATACTAGAAATGTTTTTTTTGTTTTAGGTGGTGCTTGTATAAAACTAAAGTTACCATAAGTTCCTATAGGTATAGGTAATAGCAAATCTTTGTTTTTTGTTTTTAGTAGTTTTTCTCCTAGTGATAATGCAACTGGTGGGTATTCTATAGCTTCTTGTGGATCAACGATACAATCTTGTTCGATTGCTTCCATTACCAAATATTCTTCAGTTTGTTTTTCGTCTAGTCTTAATTGCATTTGCATAAATATATAAAAAAAAGGGGTGTATTAAACCCCTTTGAAAAAACATTTTTTTTTACAATATTAAAAAGGTAAATCGTTAGTAACTGGTTCTTCTTGTGTAACTTCTTTTTTTGCTAACTTAATCATATCGTTAGTCCATACTACTTCACCATTTCCTAAATATAATTTAGGTTTTTTAGCTTCACGTTCTTCAAGAGTTTGTGAATCTGATATAGATACGTTTTGTCCATACTGATTTGTATCGTCATTTAATGATACTATAAATTCATAGTAAACACCTTTTTTACCTTTGTAAAATTTTTCTTTTGGTAATTTAGAAACGTCTATTCTTGCTTTAATAATTCCTGCCATAATTTATTGATTTTAATTTAAGTTAATATTTAATTTTTTTTAATCCATTTGCCTTCAAGATCAATAACTGTATAGTTATGTTCTATTAGAAGTTCTATTGCATCATTTATTGTTTTTGCTCTTTCTCTATAATGATTGAATATTTGATTTTCAAATGGATGATGATCTTTTTCTTTATATATTTTTTCAGCCATTGTTTTTAATTTTATTGATTAGTTCTTCTTTTGTAGTTTTCTTTTTAAATGAATCTGATTCATCTTCACCAAACACACCAAGTTCATAGAAACCTGTTAATTTAAGTACAGCTCTTGACATTGCTCTTTTTTCTGCCATTTCAGCTACATACCAACTTTGACAATTACCTTCATTGTATGATGCTCCTTTTAAAGCAGAACCAAACGTAATAATCTTTTTATTGTTTTTAGTTGCTATAGCTTTAAATACTGCAAAGTTTATTTCACATTTAATTACTTCATAGTCTATAGATATTTGTTCTATAGCTTGAATCTTGTCAATCCCTTGTCTAGTAATTATTGTGTAGTGTTGATGTTTAAAAAAGTCATCTTTTGATAACTCGTATTTGTGATAAAGTTCTGTTAATTTATCTTTGTTCATAATGTCATTAAGTTTTTAGATTGTTCAACTTCTAGTTTTGCTTCTAGTTCTTGTATTTTGTTTTGGTAGTAGTTAATTAAAACAAAATGTTCTTGTGAGGATACTGTTCTGTCCATATTTATGTTTTTAAATGAAATATAAATATAAACAATTTTTTTAATAAAATGCAAAAAAAAAGGAGCTAATTTGATTAACCCCTCTTTTTAAAGACAAAACGAAACAGAACTTTTATAAAAATATAAATTAATTAAAGTCTTTTATTAACAAATTATATTTATTTATTAAATCTTCTATTTCATCATAAGAATACTTTGTTATTTTTTTTGCTTTGTTGTATAGTGATTCAGAACATCCTTCACCAAATTGCAGATCAAGATTTTTACCAAAGATAAATTGTTCACCATATTTAAAGACATTGCAACCTGCACATTGTACTTGGCAATTTATTTCATCGAAGCGAGTAGAATAGTGTTTACGAGATTGAAAATGTCCACATTGTAAGCGTTTCCAATGATCTTTTTTGCCACAAGTAAAACATTGTGCTATTTCGTTTTTAGCATATCGTTGTCTAATATATAAACTAAATACTTTGTCTAGTTTTTTTATTAATTTACTTCTAGGTATTTTTTTCATATGTTTAAATATAACTAAAAGAAAGAAAAAGAAAAAGAGTAAAAAGAAAAAGAAAGAAAAACCTACAAAAAGAAAGAAATGTAAGTACCTGATCCAAGCAACGTCCAACTTTATTAGGTTTTGCAAGTGTTTAGCAAATATATAAAAAATTATTTACCTTGACCTTTATATTTCTTAAAATAGTTTTTAGAGCCTTTTAAGGCACTCATTTTACTTTTAGCGTGTATTCCTTTACGTTTCTTTGATTTGCTCTTATATGAGCTTATATTGATTGTTTTAGCCATTATTTCTTTACTTTCTCATAACTACGACCTCCAAAATATGCACCTATACAAGTAAGTAAAACCATTTGCAATAAATCTGTATGCGAATCTTTTAAATCAAAAGCTATAAGACCTGCATCAATAAACACCATAAGAACAGTAGATACAACCAAAAAGATTAAAACCATTGGTCTTACGTTTTTACTTAACCAACTATCGCTAGACATATCAGTTTTCCAACGTTCAGTTACATTCTTTTGCATTTCACTTTCAGCTTCAAGAAATACTTTAGCCATTTCATTTTCAAACCTTACACGATCTTCTTTTGAAAAAGTATGTTTAGCTATGATGTTACTTATTTTTTCTGCTACTCCACCTGCTGCTCCACCAAATATTTTTGCCAGTATTTTTTTCATAAATAAATTTTATAATAATTATTGATAGAATAATTGTATAAATATTAATATGACTTTCGCCACAAATTCCTAATAAATGTTTTAATATTTCCATAGTTTTAATTTAAAGGTAAAACAGTAAATGAGCCTATTAATAATATGATTAGAATCATAAAAATAAACTCAATTACTTTGTTCATCTTTTGTATATTTTATCTTCTATCTTATCTAATCTTTTAGTTTCAGCATCTATTTTATTTTCTAAAAATTGTATTTTTTGTTCTAATAGGTCGTGTGATTGTTGTGGTGGTAATTTTTTAGCCACCTCTATTTCTTGTTTATTTAATTCTATTTGTTTTGTAAGTGTCGAATAAGTCATAGTTAAACTTATAATACCACCTACAACTAAAATAATAGTTTTTAAATCTAAACTTAAATCTGGTTTACCATCATTATCAATATCCAATCCTACTTCTTTCATTTATCTATTTGTTTTAGTTTACTTATTGCCCAATTAACACCTGCTGAACCACCCCAAGCATCCCACATTAAACCACCACATCCTTCTGAATAAGGAACGTCTTTGTGTTGTTGATGTCTTTTAAACGAAGCCATACGAGCTATAGTATCTCTTGTTATGTTTTTCTTGTCAGCTAATTGTCTAGCTCTTGTCCAACCTACTTGTGTACCACAAGAACTACCATTTTTTTCTTTATACTCTATTGCTCTT